GATATTATCTGACATAAATTAATAAATCTCCCTCCACTGAAGAGCAGCAGCAACAGAAGCAACCGCATTACCTGTGGTAGTAATGGTTCTTACAACAAGCACATAAATCTCAGAGTTTGTTGAATCTATATTTTGAACAATAATATTTTTCTTTGCCTGACTTAATGTTCCAGAAGCAACTGGTGAAAGTGAGTTTTGTGATGAACCGGAAGGAACATAACCTGATGCAAAGACATCACCATTAAAATAAGTTGTTGCATCAATACAATATTCAACACCACTATTAGCAGAAGCAGAAGTCCAAGTCAAAGTTCCTGCATTACTCAAATAAGCAGAACTTGGAAGTTTTACAACTTTATAAACAATACTATTTGTTTCGCAGAATAATGAAATATTATTCAATTTAACTGATATTCTATTTGGATATTCCTGAAAGGTATTTTTAAGACGAATTGCAACCAAAGGAAATTCTGTCCCTGCCGGTGTTGGTGTAGTTCTTGTAGAAAGCATTGTGTATGCAAAGTCAACACCACTTTCTACATAACCACCTTCCGACATTACTGAAGAGCAAATCTGATCAAAAGATGCTCCAATACCCACACCAGTATTTCTAATTTCACAACGAACTGGTAGGTTTGGGTTTGCAATATAAACCGTGCTCTGATAGTTAGAATGGTTAAATTCGTGTGCTGTTATAAGTTGTCCATTATGAGCAAAACCGCAACGGACTCTACCAACACCCAACCACTGAAAATCTATAAATGCAAGTTGAGTTTTTGTAATGTCTAAATTAAATCCAGAAGTGCCTGTTCCATCACATTTGTCTCTGTTCCATTGTGATTGTGGGATTCTAGTTTCTGTTGCAATACCACTTACAAAAGATCTAATTACCCAATTATTTGTTCCAATACCAGGATTTATTCCATCAGAAGTATTAACTCCAACCTGTTCAAAATATATTCCATCTCTATCATCAAAGTATCCAGTTCTTTTAGTTGCATTTTGTTGAGGTGCATAAAAGTTAAAAGAACTAAAAATTAGTTGTCCTTTTCCTGGTTGGTAATGGTGATAAAACTTTGTTTGGTGAACACTAAATGCAGTAGATCCAATACCTGTTTGCAATCTTGCACATGCTTGGTTTCGTAAAAATGTTACTGACGAACCTGCTCCAGAAATACTATCTAAAAAGTTTGGATCTATAGCATAAAGGTGCTTATAGTCCCCAAGAGTAAAAGGTTCAGAAACTCTATTTCTACCAAATGCATCAACTGCATTTGTATCCGGATTAATAGTTATAAGGGTTTCTGATGAAATACCAACAGTTCCAGTAACTGGAAATGGATTATCAGTCGAAACAACTTCGCCATTTTTATTGGCGATCATCGGAACTTCAAAAAGTGTTCTCTCTTGATTTAAAAAATCTTGAGTATTTTTATTAAATTGTGCCATTAATTATTCACCCCAGATTAATTTTTCTGGCTGATATCTTTGTGCGTTTTTAATTCTTGAAGTATTTACCTGAGAAGGATAAACATTATGAACTATTGCACCAGGATATTCACCTTGAATTTGTTCAGTAAGTTCAGTTTTAGAAAGCATCTTTCCTTCTACTTCTAGGCGATAAATCTTACCTTCCCAAACTACATCTGCAAAGAAAGACTCACTTGCTTGCTCTGGTTGCGAAGAACCAACATTTAGGGTTCCGTTGAAGTCACCATTAATAGTAATACTTTCTGATAAAAATTGTTGAAAACTTTTCATTAGTTGCACCTCCAACGGCGTAGGGCTTTGTTGATTCTTGAATCTGGATCTCTTGCAGTTTTTGCAGAAGTCAGTTTTGATTTCATGCCTTTCATTCGACGGCAGAAGTTAGCACGGCGTTTCGCTCTTTTACCTTTTGGTTTCTTCTCAGTTACTGCAGTCTGAAGTTTTGATCCTGGATTTTCATCACGATATTTTTTAACTGTTTCACGACTCATTCCATCAGTTCTATCTTTACGATTTGCTGATTGCCAATCTTCCATAAATTGGTGAAAAGTTTTGAGATTTCTTGATTCAGATAAACCTTTCATTTTTTCTGGTTTAATAATGTCAATAAATTCAACATATGGATTTCCGTTTGCATCTTCAATAGATACATCTTCTTTTTTGACGCAGCGATTATAATATTTTCCAAATAGTTTTTGAGTCCCTACTTTCTTATGCCCCTTCCAACACTTCATTTCTTTCATTTCTCCACTAGAAACATAATCTGCTGCACTATCTAAATAATCTGCTGCTTTTGTAATTTTTGATTGTACCCAAGCTTCAATATTACCTTCACCTTTTCCCATTTTCTTTTTTAATCTTTTCGCCGCAGAAATGATCGTAGAAATTTCAGATCTTGCCATAGAATATTCATGATCTTTAGATTCTGGCATATTTCCTGGATGTGGAGTATTTGGTGTATAATTTTTACCAAAATCTCCTATTTTAGTAGGTAAAGAAAAGAGGTCCCAATATCTTGGACCATATTTGCACTCACTTCTAGATTCATTTTTTTTGCACTTTGGACAATATCTATGCAATTCACTTTGCATTGGATAATCCCAGTCATATGAAAGTGATCCGGTGTCAACTCCTTCTGATTTTGTTCCCCAATTATTAGCACCAACTTTACGACACTTGACTAGAGCTCCAGATGCGTATGCACTTGGCCATACATCATATCTAGACTTTACTTTATGGTAACACGCATCTTTTTTGCCGCTACCTTTTCCCTTAATGTCTTTTTCTTCGTTCATTTTCTTTTTTGGATTATCGGTAGAAACATAAGTTGGTTTTTCGGCACCAGACTTTGATTGTTGTCCTGGATCTGCTGCTTTTTTTCTTCTTGATGCAGAGCGTCTTTCTGCAGGAGTCATACTTGCTCTTTTTGCTGAAGACACACATTTCGGAGTTCCTTCTCCAGGTTCATCACTTGCGCAAGTTCCCCCAGTTACAACATTTACCCATCCGGGTTTGCCTTCTTTTGATTTGGAATCTTGATACCACTTATGAAGATTTCCTTCTTTCACATCTTTAAACTTTTTATGGTGCTTTTTGGCATCTGCCTCCATTTTTTTCAAACGAGTATAATAATCTGGAATTTCATCAAGATGTTGAAGAGCAATTTCTTTTGCAAGTTCGTGATCTTTAGTGTGCTCGTGCTCAATTGGCTCACCAATATCAAGTTGTCTCTGAATAAAAGAAACATTTAGACGATGCTTCTTTGCAATTTCTTCAACAGTCTTAAATGATTTGAGTTGCTCTTTCAATTTTTTTCTGCGACTTTGACAATGAGCTCTTTGAGAAAATCCTTTTGGATTATCACAATCGATCGATTTTTTATATTTTTCCGACCAACTCATTTTTTTATCAGGAATCTTCTTTATTATTTAGAAAACCTTGCTTCAATAGTTTTGAAAGATCTGAAGTTGATCCAACAAATACTGCATTATTTGTGACATTGTTAGTTGTTTTTATAGACTCTTCCTCAACATCTTTAAGTTTTTTCTGCAAATCAATTAACTTGTCAGTCACGTCTCCAACACTTTTTATCAATTGTCCAGCAACTTCATAGGCTCTGGGACTGGAGCTTTCATCTGCTAATTCCATTATCCCATTAATGGCCTCTTGACCTTTTTCAATTAAAGAATATAAATTTGCCCGAGTGTATTCGTAATCTTTTTTAAGATCATCATTTTTTTCTTTAATAATTTTTAAAGATTCATTTGAATTAGATTGAACGATGCTAGTTTCTACATCAACGATTTCGTCTGTATTATTATTCATAATTTATCTTATTATATTAGATGTCAGTTTGTTGAGTTGGACTGTAAGTTCTGGAATCTCCCAATAGTTCCCAACTCTCATCAAATCCAAAATCATCTCCAGGTTCTGCGTCAATTGGATCTGGAACAACAGTATATCTAACTTCTCTTTTAGCGTTTACTATATCTGTATTTGAGTACATATCTACTTGAACTTTGCGGATCAGTCCATCTGTAGATTCTGCAATTGGTCCAAACAGATAAGTTTTTGCCGTAAATTGTAAAGTATAAATTAAAGCTCTTCTTGTTGAAAAGTCACCTTCATAATCATCTTGGAAAGAAATATTATTTAATGTAATTGGTATATCTCTTTTTTCACCAATAGAACTCACTAAATCAACTGTTAAATTGAATGATGGTTGAAAAAATGGTAATATTTGTTCAACTATTTGCAAAACATCATCGTTTAATTTTGAAAAAATATTTAATTCAAATCCAATATTATATGGGACGGGTAAATAAACTTTTTTTAAATTTTGGCCATCCGACGCTTTGAAAGTTTGAGTTATATTAGATTTTCTTGATGGATCATATTGAATAGAATTCATTTCAAATGACATTCTAGGTAATGTTATTTGAACTGGCTTATTCAAGTTTGGTTGTTGTTGTATTCTCGCCAGAAATTTTTGTGTTGGCCCATATCCTAAAGGAACTTTTATTTTACTAATATTATCATTATCGGATTCTTTATGTATTATATAAATTTCATTAAATAAGTTTCCGAATGCTATTATAGTTTTTCTAATTATTTCGTGGTAAAAGTAAGTTCCCAACATTAGTATGTACCAAATGGATTTGATTCTGAAAAGTCTAGAATAAGATCTGCTTCTTGTTCTATCTGATTGTTTTCACTATATTTATCATACAAGTCCATACTTTCATACAAACTAACCGAATATATTGCTCCAGAAGACTGACCAACAATCGATTCACCTTTAAAGAATGATTTTTGAGCATCATTTGATGAAATAAACGATACTTTAAGTATCTTAGTATCAAGATCCCAACTCTTAACTCTTGCTTTTATTTGGGATCTAGAACCAATAACAACCTCATTAAATTGATAATTTCCAGTTCCTGTGATTATTGAAGGACTTCCTATTGCTATTGATGGGACTTCATCATATCCTTTACCTGCATCTTCTATTAAGATAGAATTAATATTATTATTGTTACCTAAAATAGCAACTCCCTTTGCTGGAGATATGCAATTTCCAACTATAGAAACAGTCGGAGAAGTACTATATCCAACACCACCATTCGTTATAGCAATTCTAAAGACTCCAAAATCATTCGTTTCAATAGAACAAGTTGCTGCAGCTCCAGAACCACCGCCTCCAGTAATCGATATTTTAGGAGCTACTGTATATCCAATTCCAGCATTTGTTAATAGGATTTTATCTACTGAATAAGAATCGCCAACCCTTCTTATAGTTGCTACCGCAGTTGCATTTGCTCCTCCAGTTGGTGCTTCAGTTATTGATATTGTAGGAGTAGATTTATACCCATATCCATCATTATTTAAATATATTTTTCTAATATATCCGGTCCCTATTGATGCCTCTGCAGATGCAGTTGAACCATATCCTATTAGATTTAAAGTTGATATATATCCCTGATCTTGAACCTTTTGATCTATTTCATTAATTGAAGTGTCAATGACTTCATCTTCATATTCGAACAATTCACACTTAAGCTCATAAACGTAAGTTTTTCCCAATTGATAAAAAGGTTGTTCATGTTCTACAAATTTAACTTCAAATAGTCTTCCACCTAATGGAAAATATACTAAATCTCCTTCTCGTGGACGATCAGAAACTTCTATACCATCATCCAACATTTGATTTAAAAATGGAGATATGAAATCATCAAATCTTTCTTTTGATATTATTAAAGTTAACTCATCACGTAAACTCATTCCAAACTTTGTTAATATGTCACCAGCTCCACCATATCCCTCATAACTATTGATATATGCTTCCAATAAAAAAGAATCATCAAATTTTGATGATGATACTTCTTCAAGAACAGTTTCTTTTCTTACAAATTTTCTAGGTATATAAGTTACGTCAATGCCATATATTTTCAATTGTTCATTGATCAAATCTTGAAGTAATCTTTGTTCTCCTGGAGAACCATTTAAGAAAAAAGGATTAAGTGCCATTATCCAATAAAGTCATATGGTGGAAGTTCGTGTTCTAGAGCCATAACCTGCTTAAGGCTTTCTAATTCTTTTTCTGCATCGTCATACATTTCTCTAGCATTAAATTCAATTCCACCTGGCAATTTTACACCTCTAAATTTTAATAAATTTTGTCCCCATTGCTTTTTAATCAATGCTGTCAAATATTTTTTCAAAAAGCTATCATTATAAACTTTTGTAAAATCGTTAGGATTTAAAATTCTATAACAATCTAAAATTACAAAGTTACCTTCTTTCTGAGCACCCCAATCAATATCTAAGTATAATCTATTTTGCCTCTTATTAAATCTTATTTGCTTATCTGTCGTTAGAAGAAAATCAATATCTTCCAAGTAAGATTTAACCATAGCATACTGTAATAATTCTACAGAATTAAAATAATATAAGTCATTTAAAAATAACTGATATTTGATACTAAACATTCCTCCAGAGATGGAACTAGTATCAAATTTAAAAACTTTTTCTACGCCAATTACGGAGTCTGGTATTTGAAGATAGTTTGCACTTTCGTACCAGTTAAAACTTGTTCCCACCGTAGATGTTGCGGTAGTGGTTACTATTCCTGGACCACTAGGAACTGCAGCTTTTCCCCTGTTAATATCATCTTGTGTTATTTTATACTTTAAAAACATCCTTTCAACACCATCAAAATGGCGTTCTTGGAAGTATTGTAGAGCATCGTCTACGAGATCATCTATTTGATCATCGTCCACATTAATTTCTAAAACAGGAGCACCCAAACGCCTTAAGCAATAATCTATAAGTTCTTGCCTTGAAGCTGGTTTCGCCATTAAACTGCCCCTTAATACATATATTTATTATCTGGTAGCCCCTTCTCTTACTAAAACCATTCCCTCAATTACTCGTTTTGTAATTCCGTCATTATCTACAACAACTACGTCGTAAATATATCTTCCGGGTTTTAAGTTTGATGTTTGGGAAGTTGTTAATCCAACTTTAATTTGTCCTAATGATGAATTATATATTTGAGCATTCAGCGAAACATAACTAGAACTTGCAGAATGTTTTCTCATCTGGGAAGAAACATCATATCCACTCAAATTTAAAGCAGAATTTGAAGTAGAGTCTTCTAAATTAAAAATCTCTGAAAAATCAGCATTTTGATTTATGACTAAATTGACTACAAATGATGCTGACATTTATAGAATACCTTAACAATCAAAAATATTTATGTCTATATTAATCCAATATTTTTTATTACCTCTTGCTGCTTGAGGTATAATTTGCAGTA